AGCAACAGTTGTACGTTGGTACTGTACTGTTGCACAAAGGCAGTGGTTACTTGGAAACTCATAGCGGTTCTCCTTGGATAGAAAAATCAAACGATTGTCGGTAAAAGTTTGACTTATCCGCTATAAGCGGGGTCGAGAAAACTCGGAGTAGGTTCTTCGGTTGTCTTCTTTGAAGACCGTTTCTGCCTAGTCTGAGGTTGCGAGGCCGACTTTTCCTCACTTTTGGGGAATCCTATCACATATTTTTCAAACTGCGAACAAATTTCTACAATGCTTTCGGGTCGATTAATACCAACTCTTGTTGATACAGGCAAAACAATCTCAAGAATCTTGAGTCGAATGTCTTGCTCACGCATATGCTGCCTCCATGAGTTTCGTCATTTTGGCGATTGCGTCTTTGTCTCCACTGGTATATTTCGACATGAACCCGCTATCCAACTTGAGATCGGCAATCTGTTGTCTTGCCGCAGCGGGGGTCAATCCAAACGACCCACCAGATCGTTCACCACCGGCAAACGAATCTTCGCCCATCTTGGAACCGATCTGTGCAAACAACTTCAACATCTCGGCGGTCCCGAGTTTATCTTCCATCGCGTTGAGTTGGTTCTGATCGTACCCGAGAGCATTGACCGCACGACGACCCGCGTCAATCTGGTTCTCGTATGCCTGACCCCATTCTTTCTTGAGAGACTGGATATCTTGTTCCTGTTGGCGAACCGTCTCCTGTTGCATCGCCGTCTCTCTTTGACTGACGGTCTCGTTCCACTTCTCGAACAATGCTTTGGCCTGTTTTCCGGTCAGACCCAATTCGTGAGACGTGTTCTTGTACCATTCAGTCAGTTCTGCATCGAGTCCTTCACCAGCCTCAATGCCATATTTGTCAGGTGACTCAGGGCGACCCAACTTATTGTAAAATTGACTCAGACGGTCAATGTCAGCGTCTTCGCCGGGAATTTCCACGAGGTTTTTGCTTCCACCTGCGAACTTCTCAAGGTTTTTGTAGCTGTTCAGCAGGTCAGCAGGGTCTTTCCAGCCCTTGTTCTGGACATAAGCGTTCGTGTCCTCATCGAACCCCGCCGTCCAGGGTTGAGGTTGCGGTGCTTGACTCGGGGCAGCACCAGTAGCAGTGCCGTTATCGCCAGTGGCGGCAGCAACTTGTTCACTCATCGTAATTCTCCTCGTTTAAGTTATAGATGTCATCCTCAGTCAGTTGAAGATGACTCATGATCCGCAAGAATACCTCGCGGCGACCCTCTAGCAAATAGGTGGTATGAACACTGTCCACGTTGGCTGTAGGCAAGGTCGCTCTACAAAACCGCCGTAAATCAGCCAACACTTTCTTACCCTCTGGATTGTTGAAAGTGGCTTTGTAAGCACGATGTCGGACAAAAAACAACTTGGTCAGCATATTACTCCCATATTTTTTTGTATTGTTTTGAAAATGCTTCTGCTTTATCAAATTCATCTTTATTAAATTTAATATATTCTTTGTTCTTCATAGCGTGTGACCATGCTTCATCGTCACTCAGTCTTCTTAACTTATCACCTTCGCGTATAACAGTGGGGTAAACAAAATGATGATTATCGGAACTTCCTACAACCATGGAGTGAGTTGATACTGACCCATCATCATTTGTTAAAACAGGAGATGTCTTCTTCTTAACAATCCTTTGAACAAAATCACGCCCTGAATTTTTAGAAAGAATATCCAAAAGTTCTTTTTTGTTGTATTCGTATGGCATATAACATCCTTTTAGAAAGCCGACCCGTACCAACCAATTACATAGTTGGAAGAGGGGTTGGGCATATTACATCCCCTGCATCAGATTACTGGCTTGCGCCACGTCTTTCATGGCACCAGCTATCGGCTGAACAGACTCCATCATCATCTGCTGCTGTTGTGCCGCAGCCCTCTGCTGGCGAATCTGAGCGATTACCTCGGGACTCCGCAGAACAGGCGTTGGTACACCCGATACCTCGGCAGTCAGAGCAGCAAGTTTATCGGGGTCAAATACGTCAAAAATGTCAGGATTGATCTGAGCGAACGGGGTAAGCAACTCCATTGTACGCTGAACACCCACCAGTTCCTCAGCCCTCTGCATCCGACTCATGGGGGAGTCATAAACGATCTCGTATTCACCCCCTGCTTCTATCAATACCTCCGGTACAGGCGGGAGAATCTTGTGGAACATGAGAAGGTCGATCTCACGTTCAATCAGGGGTCCAATCGCTTCCGACTGTTGCCGTCCCATCGTCGGTGTGAGCAGCATTCCTTTTTCCTGAGAACGGATCAAAGCCTCAGTGGCGGTCATTCGTGGAGTCTCGACAAGAATCTGGAACAACGTCACCAGAAACGCATCATCGATGCTCTGTCTGCGCTGCTCCATCTTCTGTTCGGCAATGTCAACCCTTGCTCCCGTATTGAACGGTTGTATGAGGGCACGACCGTCACGGTTCACGCCGCCCATGTTCAACCCACCAGGGCGCATATTGACCTTCATCCCACCGTTACCCAGGATGCCGTCATCGTGAAGCAGAATCGGAGGATCGATCAACTTATGAGCGGAGCGAATGTCCGTCTTCGCCATCTCGTTGAGCATCTTGATGTCAGGCAGGGCAGACATGGCGGGGGAGCGACCATAAACTTCATCCGGTGCGGTCACATAACGGCTGATACTGTACGGAAAACTGTTGTATCCACCCTCGGACATCATTTGTTTGCAATCGACCGAGATGTAATAAGACGCCCACGGTTTCCCTCTGGCGTCTGCTCTGGATCGATCAACGTCTTCACGGGGCATAGTAACGTGGAGGAAGGGGAACTTTTTGTTTGTGTCGTGCGGATTTTCAAGTGCTTTCTGAATCTTCTCAGGCAGATTCTTCTCGCCCCACTGTTGAGCCGCTTGTCGAGCCGTGAAATCGAACTTGCGGAATACCGTATCGATCATCCCTTGGTGATTCTCAAGGAAATAGGTATCCCTCAGATTGACGCAGCGATAACGCAAGCCGGTCCTCGGGTCAAAGTCAATGAACAACGACCCTGTACCAAAGGCACCGACCGATGTCCATCGTTCATGATTCTGACCGGCGAAGTTGGCCTTAGCTGCGTACCGAGCATCGTAGAGAATCTGATTGACCCGATAGAACCAGTCCTGTACCTCAAAGATACGGTTCAACTCGGGGTTGTTGGTCTTCAGATTGTGCCACTTCGACTGCCGGGGAGTGAGCATCGAGTCCATAACGGATGCGAATCGGTCAAGAGCGACCATAGGACGGGAGTCAAACACCTTCTGGGTCTTCTTCTCACCATCGGTACGATCACCAAGGAACCCCATCTGACGGGGAAGAACCCTCTCGGCAATCTCTTCCCAATGGGATTCCCAGTTACCGCGAAGACCGCAGACATCGTTGAAACGATGCAAAATCTGCTCGACATCTACCATAAATTATCTCCCACCGAGCGTTGTCGCTCCGATGTTGGCTCTACCAAGTTCACCGCTACCCATACCGGAAGTCAGGATGGTCGAAGCGCGACCCTGTTTGGATGCAGCCCTTTTCCGTCTCTCTTCATCCAACTTGGCAGTGGTGTCGGCCATAGACGGAATCTCGGGAATCTCCATCGGCTCAGGAAGTTTACCTGTCATCTGGTCAGATGCGAGAAGTTTACCGGGATCGGCAAGTTGACGACCCTGCTCGATACCAGCAGCGCCAAGAATCTCGCCACCGGGATCAATCATCCCCGCCATGCTCATACCACCGTCCCTTTTGCCGAATACATTAGCGGGGTCGGTTACCACCTTGGCGATCTTCTTAACCGTTTTACCCATTGTCTAATCTCCTATCGCGTGAGAGTAAATGTCGTAGTCCGAGTCGGCAAATTTATTGTTCATCCGAACCCTTGTCGTTCGGCTATCCCGTCGGGATACAGGTTCAGCGAACGTAAAAGCCAGTGCATCAGAATCGTTCCCTGAACGCAACCCTCGCTTCTTCATACTATCTTTCGTCTCTAAACGCAATCTTCCTTTTAGTTCAACAGCATACTCTGGAGCAGTCAAGTCGTCAATGAGCATCTGGTCGTTGTCGATGCAACCGAACTCTAACCACTCCCTCATGTCGCCCCACATCTCGGCTCTCTTGTTCAGATATCGCTCGTTGTCCTTGGCCCGACCACCACTGACAACCTCGACCACACGGTATCCCAACTGCTTCAGACGGTCCACGACTCCACCACCCACACCACCCCCGTCAACGAATACGCCGTCAGGGTTATACTTATCGATCAGGGTAGCTATATGAGCTGACAACTCCATCAACCCGATCCCTTTCCATCGCATCGGAACGATGGTCCGAGCATCCCGTCCCCGTCTGAACCGCACCACCGACTCGTCATCACCATAACGGGCAACATCAACGCCCATCAGCAACGGTGCGCCTGGGTCCTCGTAAATCTCACGGTGGGCCGCATCAAGCACCAACTCCCTGCTGATAAACTGGTTACTCCCGGTTCTTGGAAACTCCCCTTTTACCTCGACCCTGGTAACGTCATGGTCTTCGCCGTACTTGTCAGCGATCCTCTGGTAGACGTTCTTGTCAACGCTCTCCACCGTTCGACTATCAATGTAACGTGTCGTCCAGAACTCAGCATCCTTGTGGAAACAGTCAAAAAACCGACCCGTGTTCCGGCGCGGGTTCGAGATGACCACCCATATCCGCAACGGAGCCATATCGGTAAAAAACCCCTCGCTCACGTTCCATATCCGGTCGTCCACCCCCGACGCCTCGTCCATCGTCAGCATCATGCCAATCTGGCTGTGGGCACCGGCAAACGCATCTGGGTTCTCTGCTGACCACGACTGCCCATCCACGTAGTAATACTGAGTGTCGATCTTCAACTGGTCCTTGATTATGTCAGCGAACCACTTGTGCGGTCTGAGAGACATGCTGTTCTTCTCGAACCAGTGGTTATTGATCGCCATCGTATGCCACTTACCAAGCTCTGCCATTGTACGCGACCGCAACTGTGTCTCCGTGTTAGCCGTCACGATACAGGTCGCACCAAACCAGCACGACATCACCCACAGGTTCAGCATGTTCAAAAACGCCGATTTACCAACACCGCGACCCGAAGAGATCGCCAGATAGTACGGTTCCGGGTTCAACCCCACCGATACCAACTGCTTACTCATCTCCAGGTGAGCCTTGATCCTGTTCAACTCGTCAATCTGCCACTGGCGGGGTCTGGGTGTATTCTCCAACGGGGTATTCTTCTCACCCCATGGAAACGCATACATGACAAACCCCAACGGGTCATACTTGTACCGCAGAATGTTCGCAATCAACTCCTGCTCGTTACGCGACGGACCTCTACTCATCGGGATTCACCTCGATCATCCTTGTCCTCTCCCGCGCCGCCATCATCGCAGCACCCAGA